CTGCTGTGTGGTTCCCTCGCCCGCTGGTATTGTGGCCTGTGTGGTGCCTGCCGTGGTGGCTGTTACTGTGATTTTCCCCTCATTAACGCCAGACGATCCCGCCCTGAATAGGGCAACGCGGTTAACACCTAAGAATGTGCCGGTGGTTGTTACTGCAGACGTGCCATTCAGCAACACAACTTCTGTCTGAGACTTGCGATTAGCATCAATCCCATAAACCACAACGCCATGAGCGCCTGTGTCGCCGTCATCATCGTTGGCATCTGCCGAGACAATATCTAAGGTTTCAGCGCTGGTTAGAAATGTCATATCCCCACCAGGCTCCCAGATCATTTCAGAGGCCCCTGTGTCAATGTCGGTGTTGTAGCCCCATTTGTGCCAAGTTGTATATCCTTGGCGCTTACCAAGAGCAATCTCATCTCGGGGGTTGGTGGGCCTAACCACAATAGCATCGTAATCCTGCGCCATCGTGCCGTCGGTCGGGATGTTGAGGTTCTGCTTAACACCCGTAAGGCTCTGAAGTCGGAAATAGGTCTGTGCTGTTGACCCATTCGTATAAACGATTCGGAAATACTTTCTAGCCACGGTAAAGCGGTGCGGCGCGTTAATCCGCTCCGTTCTGTAGTAGCGCGTTAGCGTAGAATCGACGTTAGTCCCATCAGGGGAGAATTGAACAGCATAAGATCCGTCCTGATCGGTTGTTACCGCAACGACAATGCTATCGGTGCTGGACACATCAACCCATGAACCCGTAAACACCCCGCCAATACCTAGCGCGTCGGTACTGCTGTTGCTGTCAACCACGGTGCCTGTGTTTGAGCCAGGATTAACGCCAGCCATTATTCATCACCTATCTTAACAGCGCGTCGTTGTTCGCGCTCTAGCTCTATTTCTTCGTCAGCATGCTCTGCTTCGATAATCATGCCAGCCTCTTGTAGGCGCAACTCTGCTTCCCTGAGTGCTAGTTCAGCCTCTTTTATCTGGACATCAAGAGCGCCCATTTCGCGCTTGTGCTGCAATTCGGCAGTTTTGAGGGCCACGTCAGCTTGTAGCTTCTGCTCTTCTAGCTGCGCTTTCTTCATTCCGGCCATTTGCTCTGGGCTTGGCTCAGTGTTCTGTGAAGACTGTTTAGCTATATTACCCATTTGCTCCAGAGCGTCTTCTGCCTGCTTGCCGAGGTTGAATTGACGCGCAAACGCAGAATACAGATCAACAACAGCGCCCGCCATTTGTGGGGCTTGCGCAACCACAGGGGCCATTGTGCTGAAGAATGAAGCCGTGCCATTAAGAAACTCGCCCATCTCCCCCTTCATGCGGGTTAGGTCGGCCCTTACGGTACTATCGCTCTCAACATCAATGATATACTGTTCTACACCGCCCTCCATAACCGCCATAACCTCTTCGGTTGCTTGAATGCCCGTAATCTCTGTTAGGCGCTCAGGGGAGAAGTTCTTAGCGATAAGCTCGGATGTAATGACAAACAGATCGCGAACCTGACGCTCAATAAGGCGTTGCATCTTATTGATGCGCAGTGAACCCCATTGGGTTTTGATCTGCTGTGCTGTTGCCGTTTCGCCTGAATTAGACGAGCCGCGAACAATGTCTGAAATGCCCGTAATCTCGTAGATAAGCTGCTTTGTCTGCTCACGTGATACCATAAGTTCACGGAGAACCTGGATAGCCATATCAACAGGCCACCATATAATAGCCTTATCAAGTCCACCTGTTTGCGCTAGACCCTCAACATTGCGGATTGGAACAAGCTCATTGTCACCAGCATCAGCAACCGCCTGAATATTCTCAGCGTCGCCCGCAATACCACCACGGACACGCAGACCGTCAACGATAGCGTTAATGCGTCGGGTAATCTTATCAAGCTCCTCGGCTTGCTTGCGGTAAACCTTATAAGGGTTAATAGGCGTTCTGCGTCCGGTTAGGCAAACAGGCTGCACAGGTCGATGAATAGGGAAAAAGCCCTTTAGTCCTAGCGGGTCATCCTCCATCTTCATCACAACGCCGTCATTCTCGCGTACAAACTTAACAGTGCGTGAATCCTTACACCAAATCTCCCATACGGTCATATCACCCGTATTGTCGCTTGGATCGTTATCAATGGCCTGAGAGGACATAAGCTCCTCGTCATAATCGGCTAGCATTTCTTGCGTGATGGTATGCTTAAAGGCAACCCACGGCAAATCCTCGAACCTAGACGCTGGACCCTCCAAGTAATCCCGCCAAGGCACAGTCTCGTAAAGAACCCGCTCGTTGCTTACTTGCTGATAGGTTACCTCCTCTTCGGTGTATTCGAAGGTAACAGGGTCTTGCATGACCTCAACTTGGGTAAACTCTTCAACGTCGCTATCCATGCGGACACGAACAATGCCGCGCCCCGCCAAGAACGCATCTTGCGCGGAACCTTCAATCTCTGTGTCCAGCGAGTTATCGTCAATCTGAATTGCTACGGCACGCTCTAGAATGTCCGAAACCACCTTTACGGGGTCTTGCGCCTCCATGCCCTGCATCTCGTCAGGCATTTCGCGAGACCACTTGGGGCGAATGTCTGGCACTGGTGTTGAGTTGTAAATAGACGGGACAATGGTCTCAACGTTAGAATAGAGAATGTTGAAGTCTGGAACCTTGCCAGCATCCCCCTTCTCATTCATTGAATAGGTGCGTTCTGCTGCCCTTGCGTCCTTAAGCCAATCCTCGTCACGGCGCTGGGCGGTGCGAATGCGCTCCATCCACTTGCCGCCGATTTCTCTTAGCTCTGGTCCCTGTTTACCCGCGTCATCTATCATGCTGTCGTTTCCGCTTTATCATTAGGTCAATAGCCTCTCGGGCTGTCACGTTAGATTGAATGCGGCCCATTGCATCTACACTATACGTCAACTCTTTAGGCTTTTCAACGTCAGGCTTAACTTGTGGGGCTTCCTTCCACGCTAGGCCAAGATAACGCCACGCCGAGCCGATATGCTCTGCCCAATCCTTTACCGGATTCTCTCTGAATGTCTTTAGGTCGTCATCCCATTCGCGGCGATAGTTCTTAAGCCCATCAACGCCCATTTCACACTTGGCGGCATCGAATAAGGCGTTATTGATAGCCATGCGCCCAGCCTGCATACCGTCAGCCACCGAAACCCTAGCAATCCGCTTAGGGTTCATCTTGCGGTCAACCAGCCTATCAAACCGTGTTTTCTTAGTTCCCCATTCAGTCACCATGATGTCATGAGGAACGTAGGTGAAGCCGTTCCAGCCCCTAGCCCTCAATTCATCGCACCAATCGTCAAGGTCATCACTGTCTGGGCTGTAGAAGTCCACAATGCGCAGCCCGTCAGCTATTACCTGGAATAACCACACTGGATTGTTGCTTGTCTTACCAAGATCCATAACGCAATGAACGGGGTAGTTCTCATCTATATCAACGTCAGTTACCCTATTCTCACGCTCTGCCTTTGACATCTCAGCGCCAAAGTAAGCGCCAACCATAGCGCCGGCGAACGAGCATAGGTACTCCTGCTCAAAGTAAGCCCGCCCAAAGTCTATGCCATAGATAGCCTGATACTCCGCAAGGCTTTCCTCTAGCTGCTCTGCCGTCAAAGCGCCCGTATGCTCTACGTTGGATAGCTCTGCAAACCAGTTAGGGCTATCAAGCGCCATGTCGTACATTCGCTTACAGTGGTTATTCCCTCGAGGCGTGGTGATGAATGCAGCCCAACCGTCATTCTCCTCAACCATTGGTCTGTGATAACCCCAAGCGCTCGGGTTAGCCAATGCCCACTCAGAGTAGACAATGCCCGCCACGCCAGAGCCTACCGTGCTGTCATACCTATCAGAGCCGATGACCTGCCACGTTGAGCCGTTATTAAACTCTATGAACATCTCTTGATTATTGGTGGACTTGCGTAGCTCTTGGGGGAACGCCTCATCAATACGCTTCTTGCCTGTGTGTGGGTTAACCGCCGTCCAGATAGCTTTGCGCCCCTGTGCGTACTCAGGAAGGCAGTGCCAATACGATCCGACTCGGTTGAATAGGTGGTAGCGCGTGCCGTTTAGGCATATCTCATCCTTGCCCCATCGGCGGTGGGCTATCTCTATCAGACGCCGCTTCTTGAGCTGGATGAAGGATTCGTGGAAGTCTCTCTGATACCATCTAACCCTAAAGGTGTGGTCAGTCACCCTTTGGCTTCTCCTCATACACCGTGTTGAATACCGGCGTCATTGAACGGTCCTCCGACTCGTGATTAAAGTCGTGCTTGTCGCGCCAATCGTCTTTGAAGCGGTTCTTCATGTTGAAGATGTAGGTTGTTGGGTTGCCGCTTTCCTTTAACCCTAGTGCCATCTCAAGGCCACTGCGCTCCCATAAAACTTGGGCTTTTTGCAAACCTCTTTTTACGGCGTCGGAAAACTCAGGGTGTATCTTCATCCATTCGTTGAGGGTTTCCCTGTGAATATCACATGCCTCCGCCATTGCCGCAAGCGTATCTCCTTGCTCGCCTACCTCAATCACGGTTTCGCAGAATTTAGGATCGTACTTACTTGGACGCCCTGCAGGCATGGCCCTCTACCCTCTATTGCTATACATCGGTGCGTTCGTTGTCGTCGCCGTAGAAAATCCCCTTGACCGCGAACATGCTTGCGGCCTCGATGTGAGTCAGAGAAATGGCGCGGCGTCGCTCGCTACCGTCTGGCAATTTGCTCACCACCTCGGCAAGCTCGTTGGCGGCGGCCTTGATCGCGTCTACGAGATCGTTATTGGATGGGTTGAAGTCCTTGGCTGTTACGTCAGATTTCATGTTATTTTCTCCATTGGTTTGCGCGTGGATTGTACGCACGATTGATGTGTGGGTCAACTGACCTCGTTATCTTCGTTAAGGGTTACGCGATAGATGGTTCCGCCGTAGTCTTGCATGTAGTCAGCATCACTCCTGTTTTCATACACCGTCAGATCACCATGGCCATCGAGCAGAACGTATGCGACCTGCTCTGGCTTTACTTCGATTAAGTCATCACAATATTCTGTCTCTGTCGAATACCTACCATCTGCTCTCCACGACATGAGCACTCCACCCACAGACCCAATAACGGGGTGGTGTGGGTCAATATCTACGCGGTTGCCATGCTTATCTAGGCGGTACAGGATATTGCCCTCACTATCCTCCACTCTACCACCCCGCAACTCCCAGCCCACATTTCGCGGCCATAAATCAACCCATGTGCCGAGGCGGTAGATTCCTTCCATGGTAATTTTTTCGGTCATCACACTTCCTCCACTTCTGCTGTTACGGTTCCGTTGTCGAACAGTTTGATGTGGACAAAGCGGGTAGACCCATCGTTCACCATAGTCTCTGATAGACCGCCTTTCGTATACCGTGTTCCCCAAACGCCATCGTCAGACACCGGAACAAACCCCTCAGCCACCACCTTCGGCTCCTTCACTGTGCGGTAGGCGAAGATGTTTTGCCAACGCCAGCCACTTAGGCTGTAAGCAGTCTCTCCGTCGTCTTTAATTTGGTCTTCGGGGCTTTCGTCCTTCCACAACATTTGCCCCATCGTACCCTCTGGCGCTGGGCATTCATCGCTACCGTCGTGGATTTTCCATTCGTTGTATTCAGGCATTTTCTTTCCTCCAAATTCGATTCCAACCTATACACACTACCCGCTAATGTAATTAGACAATTTGTCGCACCTTTGCTATGATAGGGCGTTAGCAATGGAGATATATCATGCCTGAAGAATACAAGAAATACATCCCGTTTGTCGCTATCGCCGTTATCGTAGTTATCGGCCTAGTTGCGGGTTAATAGGTCTCTAAGACCTCATCCGCTATTCGGAACTTAACGCACTCTTCTGGGGTTAGCCATACATCGGTTTCCCTCAGAAGGTGCTTACGAATGTATTTTTCCTTATACCCTGTGAATTTCTCGTAGTGCGCGATAATACTGGCGCTCATCATTTCGTGAGACTTGCGCCGCGCCTCTAGCTCCGCCTCTTTCCCCGCCGAACCGCTAGAATAGGTATGACTCATAACCTGCGCGTTATGACACACTATCCGCTTATGTCCCGCCATTAGGGTAATCACCCCACAGGACGCCGCCAATCCCTGCGCAATTGTCGTTACAGGAATTTTGGACTGCCGTATTGCGTCAATAAGCTGCCAGCAATAGCGAACCTCACCACCCTCACTGTTGATATACAGCTTGATTTCGTCGGGCTTGTTTCCCTTTAGGTTTAGCTCGTGGATCGCGGAAACCAAAGGCGCGATGTTATCCTTATCGAATGGCCCTGATAGAAACAGCACGCCATTTTCTCGTAGTAGCATCCCTGGCGGCTTAGGTGGTGCTGGCGGTGCTACTGGTGCTTTGCTCTTCTTCTTACCCATGTCTATCTCCTTAATACCAGCCTTGTGAAACCCAGATTGCCGTAGCTGTCCCAGCGCCTATCGCGAATCCTATTAGAAACTCCATTATTCCATTCCCTTCACTTTATCCTCGAACTCACGCAATCGCTTATATACTGAAGCAAGCTCTACAATCGTAGGCCATGAATTGATTAGGTACTGCATAGAGTTTTCCACCTTACCAAAGGCACGTACAATCTGCTGCATTAACCCCAGCGTAATAACTCCACCCACAATAGCTGGGGCCAAGAAGATATACGCCGTTAGGACGTTTGCTTGATAGTATGTCAGACGCCCCACATTGAACCACAGATAACGCAAGTAATTTGTGTAATGGATTTCCCGAACGCCTTGGAATAACTCTTCAAACGTCTTAGGGCGCTTCTTGCCATCCTTTTGCGTGTGAACCAGCATGTCACGATATGCCGCCTCCTTGACCTGAATATCATACTCAACACCAACTAGACGCAAGGCCCAAGAAAGCAGAACCATAAACAACGTTCCGCCAACCGTCCAGATAACAGCGCCAGCGACCAACCCATAATCCCAATCACCGAAGAACGTTACCGGAATAAACCAAGATAGCTCTAACAGGATTGGATAGAACACGATTAGCGTCAGGATGCTTTCCACAAGCGCCGTACCTAAGCCTTCGATAATCCGGCTAAATTTCACCGTATCCTCTTGAACCCGTTGAGCGGCCCCCTCCAGCTTATACGCCTTATGGAAAACTTGGTGATACCAATCGACCATTGAAGTACGCCAGCGAAATAACCAATGCTGAGTCAGGAAGTTTGATAGCAACTTAACTGCAATCCAAAGCGCCGCTATTCCACCAAACACAGCCAAGCTACCAAAGTACATCGCCAGACCGGATTCATCGTGTATATTCCCGTAAGATAGGAACACTTGAATCATGTCGTAGAACTCACCAAACCACTTATTAATCTTAGCGTCCAGTCTAACGCCAATATATAGGCTCAGAAGGATTACAACGGTTCCACCCCATGACCACAGACGCCACTTAGGGTCTTTGAAAAAATCAAACATTATTCATCCTCCTCGTATAACTCTGGGCGATCTTCTTCGCCGCTGATTCCAAGTGCAACCTCGCGGCGCTGCTTGTTCTGCAAGTCCTGAAGCTCTTTAGGTGGATAGATGCGCTCTAAGAACCACTCATAGAAGTCATCTTGCTCCATATCCTTAAAAAACTCAGGAATGTCGATATAATCATACGCAAAGTTGTATGGCGTTCTGACGTAGAAATGCCCCAATTCCTCCTCAGTCGTAAACACAAGGAAATCAGAGGGGCTTGTTAGATCGTTTGTCATCCGAGCCAGCAGTAGATTATAACCGTTCTCTATCATCAGATAGGCGTCAATGAGGCCGAACACCTGGCCCATCTTCATACCGTACCCATCTGGAATTTCAGCGCGGTTATAGGCGATATGAAAGCCCAAAATGCCGTCAATTATTTTATGACCACCACCAAGGAAGCCCACAGCGCAAGCACTCATGCACATATACCCTTTAGGGACTTCAACTGTCATTTGTGCTTGGGAAAGAACATTAGCAATAGCATATCCCTCCCTAGCATCTCCGCCCTGAGATGTCATGATGACCTTTTGAGGCTGATACACCAGAATATAGGTTCTGAGGCCGTCCGCATCGCCGCGTGACACCCCGCCGTAGTAGTGGAGTATCGGCGCTTGGCCCTCGACCTCTTGGACGTTGATGCCCCCCGCGTTCGATACTGTTGCCGTTAGCAAGAGAACCCCTGCAATCAAATATTTAAGCATTATTCACCTCCCTTAGTTTCTCCGGTGTTATCACCAACCCAATCATCAAAGATCAGGCCCGAGTCCGCGTCACCGTCTACGCCCCTCTCGTCTGTTTCAAATCTACCCTGTTGTGGGGTTCCTTGCTGCTGGGCTTCTGCAAGTTCCTCTGCTGCCCTCTGGTCAAACGGGATAACGTAAAGCCTATGCCCCACGCCCTTAACCCAAGACCAGATAATTATATCCTCGCCTTGAATCTCATGGTGAATGTAGATGAACCCATTAGGGGGATTGCTCTCAATCGGTTTTCCCAGAGACGCCTTATAGTGGCCCTCCAGCCCTAAACCTAAAGCGACCAGCCCGACTATAGCAATGGCCTTAATAACCCCGTAGGCTCGGCTTGTGTACGCCAGAACAGCAACTAGAAGCGCAAGGCTTACGAATGCTATATAGATAACTGTCATAGTTCCCTCCTACGGTATATTTGGGGTGGGCGCTCCTGAAGCTGAAGCGCTAGACATTTGTGCGGACCAGCGTAGTTTTACTTCTACTTGCTGATCCCTTTCGACAACCCGACCATCTTTGACCAGGAACCGAATAAAGGTCTTTTCCTCTCGTCTACCAAGATCAAAAGTTCCCTCGTACACAATGCGATAGTTTAAGATGTTAGTTACTCGGATCGTTACCGTCTCATCTGGCCCAGTGAATAGGTGAGCATTAACTGTGTACCATCCGTCAGGCAGTGCCGTGAGTGTAGTTATCTCGTAGTTCCTTGGAAGGGCTACGGCCACTCCATCAATAACAACCTTGTCTGTTGATTTACCCAAATCATCCTTCTTTAGGGTGATGTAACCGTTAGACTTGTTGGCGTAGTAAATAACCTTACCGTCTGGCCCTCTGACGTATAGGTCAACGTCCGTATCTCGCTCGGAAGGCCATTGCGCCTCAACCATCATCGAAATTGGCGGGTCAATTACGCCATTCTTAGTAATTGGGTTTAAGAATGCAATCATAACCGCAACTAAAAATAGAAATGACATCGTTAGGATAAACGTCATATCAAGGGCAACAGCGTTGTTATCCCTCTTTATGATCCGGTGATTATCCATCTCGAATGCTCCGCTTTTGGAAGTCCAACCAAAGCTGTAGAACAAGACCAGCTAGAGTGGTGGTCATAGCCACACCCATACCCGCCATAACCTCAACAACCAGAACCTTAACGTCGTCAACTGTTTCAAGGTCTACACTCGCCGCAGAACCAAGAGCAATCATGAATCCGATGATTGTACCCAAGAAGCCAAGGCGCGTCATAATCTCGGTGATGAACTCGTGCCAATGCGTCCAGTTTTTGCCGATTGTGCTTGCCGATGTTGCGAGGGCTAGGGCAATCATTCCAAGCGTCATATAGGTCACGTCACGCGCCAGAATCTCGTTGACCAGATCAAAGCGATACCAACCCACACCGAAGCAGATTATACCCACGATGAACACGGTCCACCATTTCCAGAAGTTTGATACCCTCATTAGGCTACTCCCCATTATTCGCTGCCAAGCGTTCCTTGGCGCGGTTGCGTTCTTCTTTTGTCATTGGTCGGATTTTGGGTTTCTGAGGAACATTGCCGCCCCGAACCCACATGTCGATATATTCTTTGGTAGTACACATGGCACACCTCCTAATAGTACCTTATAGCCTAGAGGAGGGGTTGTATATGTGTCAATCGGTCGCGGTGTTTATAACCATTCTGCGGTATGCGGCCAGGTTCTTAATCTGAATAGCCATGGTCTTTAAATGCGGATCGCCGCTGCGTTCCATATCTCGAACGTCAGCAGCGAAATGTCTAGCTGTATAATTTACGTCAGCTATTGTTGGTGAATTGCGTAAAGCGTCTTTAATCTTCGTCGCTAGTGTCAGGCTCATTCTCCGCCTTTACCATAGATTCAAATTCAGATTGTAGCTTTAGAGCGCCGGATACTAAAGCCGTTGGGTCGATTCCGCTTAGGCCCTGAATGCGTGTAGCGCCTACGCCGTTATCAGCCATTGTTAGAAGTGCTGAGATTTCTTCTTTTCGTAAGTCTAGTGTCACATTTCCCTCCTTATTTAGCGACCCATCCAGTATTTCCGGTTCCGCTTTCCTTAATGTATAGCGTGGTCGAGGCCCCCCCGTCTGTTCTGGTATACATTGAGCCAATACCAGCCGTGACCGAGGATTCCGGTGTTCCAGAACCTGATAACCAGACAACGTCACTCGAAGACGTTGGCGCGAAGTACGCGCCGCCAGTCGTTGCGTTGGTGCCGAACGATCCTAGTGTTGAGCCATCTTCTCTAATTTCAAAAACAGAACCTGCGGAAGACATCCTGTTCAAATATGCGACCGCTCCTCCGTCACGCGATACGGCTAGATAAGAACTAGAGGCGTTATAGTGCAGCCCTTCCGTTGTTGAGGAGCCGGATATATCCGTCGTGCAGTTAACGGAAAGCGCTCCAGTATTTGAGAATCTAGCCCGTTCAGTGTAACTCGAACCGTTAACTAATATTAGATTTCCGCCCGCAGACGTGCCTAGATTGAGATTGTCGCTCGTGTCCATCCAAAGCGCTGTTCGCTCTGTAGAGCCTGAGTCTAAAAACCTTACTTGCGCATTGTTCGGCTGAATTGTGTTACCGACCTTTGTGACGGCAAACTTAGACCCCCCACCCGTCTGTAGGTCCATCAACAACGAACCAGCAGCGGAGGCTGTGTCGGTGACGTTTATCTTAATGGCAGTGAAGGCGGTTGCGCCGTCATTCCAGACGATACTCATATCTGAAAGGCTCTTATCGGAAAACCTGCCCTCGAATGGACTCTGCATTATCGCCTCTCATGCATAAATATGCGTTGAATTTCTACTCTCGCGCATTTTAGCAAGAACGCGCCCCTAAAGCAATCACTTGCTCACCCGACGCTTACACAGTCGTCCCGGCCGAATCCACCCAATTGCTCCCATCATACCAAATTGGCGTTCCTAGTGTTGTATCAAAATATGTCGCGCCAATAAACCCAACACCCGAGACGACGGCAGGGCGTGACGCCGTAACCCCCGCTAATGTAGGGATAACAGCCATCCATCCATTTTGATCGTAGCCTGTCGTTTTAACCCACTCGCGCTTTGTATACGAAGACGTGAAGGAGTGATGGTATCTTGTCCCCGGCCCCCCGAAGATAACCCCTTCCGGGGAAACAGTGTTCTTTTGGTGCGCCAGTATCGTCGCATAAGAGCCTGCTGTGCCTGTGAAATTTATCTGCTGGTTTTGGTTGTAATAGGACATATGCACACTCTCATCGACAAGGATGTGATCACAATCTGTCAGGCTGATATTTATAGGCCAATCATGGCTAGGCGTTAATGCCGCATAGTCGTCTGGCTCGTGAACGTTCAAAGTGTCAACGCCGATGATACTACCACCGATTACCGTGACTTGCTCACTGGCAGAAATTTGCATTCCATATCTAGTTACACCGTCAAGTGCGTTGTGGATGTTGTGGCAGTTAGCTACGGTTACATCTATAGCCTGTGTAACAGTAATCCCAAACTGCTCATTGTCGTAACTTAAAACGCCATTAGCTGTAACATTACGGCAACGCCCAAGCACAACGCCAGAACCTAAGTTATCATGGTATCGCCCACCTATCACCGAAATATTCGGTACTAGCGGGTCGGTAAGGCCGGACCCTGAGTGGCGTGTGATTTGGATGCCGTCCGTAGTGTTCAAATAGGAATTGCAATTACTGATAGTCATCTTCCCAAGAGCGCCTAACTCCGATTGGAGGGAAAGATTTGACTTAACATAAACCCCAGCCCCCACATTCGAATAGCACTCAAGCCCGTCAACTAAGACCTCCAACCCGCCAGCAGAAATATCTATGCCGTTCCCGTTATTGCCTAACGGGTCTCCATTGTCGTGACTGGAGCCGCCCCTAACGACAATGCCATCATTATGTCCTCTTAGCTTTATCCCGTCTAAGGAGTTGCTGTACCCCTCAAAGTTCTCGATTAAAGCCTCGTCAGTAAACTGCACCCTAAGACCATAACCGCTTTTAGCGTTCGACCCACGGCAATTACTTATGCGTATCCTAGATACAGTCCCAGAAACCGCGCCCAGATCACCGTCAATCCAAAAGTTTGTTCCGAACCCATCAGCGGAAACACTCTCTAGAACAGCCCCTGACGCCGACCCTAAAACTTTAACCCCAACAGTTCCTGAATCCGCGATATGTACTAATGATAAGTTTCTCACGGTTGTGTTAGACTTGTTGTCAATATTGACAAAGCCGTCACTCAAAGGGGTGGATGTAGTGCAGTGCAGAATTGCACCCCTACTAGAGGCTTCTAGTAGTTGACCGGACAGAAGCGTTATAGTGTCAGAAATTCCATAATAACCATCTGGCGTATAGATGTTCAATCCGCTCGCCGCTGCATCCTGAAACGCAGCCGTGTCATCCGTGCTGTAGAAGTATTCTGAACTAGAAACAGTCGTCGCTGCTGCCTCCGTGGTCTCCACCTCGGAGGCAGACGTAATGCTTGCAATCGTGGTTACAAGACCAACTCCAGCCGCGCCTGCCCCCGCGATGATTAAAACCTTGCCAACGTCACTTGAAGTGAATGCCCCCCCCGCAGACGTAAAGGTGTTGTCAGATGCCGTGATAGCCCCGTCAGAGGCGCTAATCCCATCCCCCTTAGCGCCGTATTCCTTAACGTTAATGGGCGCGCCTTCGACGCGGGTCTTTTCTGCTCGTGATAAGTGTCGCGGTCCAAATGGGCTGCGCGTCATGGCGTGTCTCCAGAATTATTGATTGGTGACAATCTAACCTATTTCGCCAAAGAACAAAAGTGAAGCCACTAATTAGTGCATCCCGCCAACCGTATCAAAACAAAGACTGACTTTAGCCGCAGCCACGAAGGCTAAATACAAATCCTGTGGGTCGGCCCCCTCAAGATACGCCTGATAAGCAAACTCGATAATTTCATCTGCCATTTCTTCAGCTTTGGTCGGCTCGTCTTCGGTGTGTTCTACGGGCTGATGCATGGTCATAATTCTACCCCCTTGCAGAGCTAAATTCAACCTTTCCCTTACGCATGTTTTTCAGCATTTGGATGCTGAGAACCCGTAACTCTCCCTTTGGGTATGCCTTTGTGATTCTTTCTTTTGCGTCCGCGCGGTCTTCTGCATAAACGCAGTGCTGGATCTTTTCAGCGCCACGCATGATGATTGCTCTATACTGCTGCATTCTTTTCCTCCATTGGGTTGTATGTCCAAACATCGTTTGCCACTTGATCGGCCAGCTTGGAAAGATAAGGATTCGCCTCGGTCCTACTTACCGAATTTTTGAAGGACGTCGCGTCTCGACCAAAGAAGCCCATTATGTCGCGGTAATTATACCCGAACTCTTTAGCCACAGAAAGCGTGACGTGCCTTGCTCCGCAAATGCGAACATCTCGCCCTCGCCCGATTATATGGGTTTGGGGTACGCCAGTCCTTTTGGCGACCGCGTTTGTGATTTCCTCAAGTGTCGGTGTCATGTGTGCCTCCTAATATCTTCTTCTGTGACCATACCCGACTCCAATAGCTGACGGATTAAATCCGGCCTTGGAACTAAGTAGCTTGGCATAGGTTTTACAGCCTTAAACTCTTTTGCCCAATGTGACAGGGTGTCGCTGTCTGTCGGTTTTTGCTTGGATAGCTTGGATTCCACCACCTCGTCCAGAAACCTTTTCTTAGAAAGATATGTTGAAATGTGAGTATTCGCCGCCCCTATGCATTCCTCTTTTGTTAACCCTTGGAATGTCGCCAGCCTTTCACTCGCAAGAGTTTGCTCTGGTGGGGTTAGCTTACTCCACATCTTCTCAGCTTGACCTTTGTTGCCGTGCTTCTGGCCTTTGGGTATGGATTGCCAGAAGGTTTCAAATGGGCTTGCTTGCTGGTCGGGCAGTGGTTGACCGCAGCACTCGCAGTGGGTTTGGAAAAGGTCGTTCATCTCAAGTCTTTCGTAGTTCTTTCGTAACTTACTTAATTTCTTTCGTAACCTTTCGTTAATACGGCAAGTTGTCGCAGTGAATAATAAAGCAAGTTTCTATAACTCATAGTTCCGCTACTCCTCGCGACCTATTGTAGACAGCCAACTATCAATGCCCCTGAAGTCGTCTTCGAAAACATTGCTCTTACCCATATTACAGTCATTGCAGAGGACCTGAAGATTCGCCACGTCCAACTCTAACGCGGGGTATTTCGAGCGAGGCTTAATGTGATCCACCACCAAGCGACCGCTTTTTGTATCACCTGGCGACCAACCGCAACACTGACACCTGTGACCATACGCCCTTAATGCCTCATACCTGACAGACTTCCACTCCCACGACGAATAGAAGTTAGATGATTTTTTCCTTGGCGGACTTTCGCCAGCCATTTCACTAGCCAACCTTCTTTTCCAACCCTTTTGGGGAGGCCACGGAACCCCCAAACTCAGAAGAGCCGCCTTTGAATAACCGCCATTTTCTGTTATTAGTCGCTCGATTTCCTTATTCGCGAACTTCACAGACCTAACCTTACGTTTCCTGTTTGTCATCTCTTATCCTATTCAAACCTTATCTAAAGTCGTTCGAAAGACAGAATGCGACTTAGGGCCTAGGAATTAAAACCTAGCCAATCGCCCCGTCTATCGTAATCTTGCTTCAAACCTTAGAGCCAGAGCCGCTACGAATTGACACTGACCTCTTTTCCATCCGAAGCCAGCGGACCCAAATTGCTCGCCGCATAATGGTTGCAGCGGGTGCCTAGACCGTTGGGCCACCCCTAGGGGAATGCGTGGTCCTGCGCTTATGCACCGTTCCCGATAGCGCAATTACAAACACAGCCTCGGCAAGTCGTCCCGCTCAACTGCATTCTTATGTGGGAAAATGTTGCAAGCCTAAACCTTATCGGTTATATCTTACTTGCGTCCGGTTCACTTCCCACAGATCGACGGACGTTCAGGCGGTTTGAGTCTTAGGACTCGCCGCCGCTTTCTTTTCTACAGCATATTTCCTGAAGTTCAAGGATTATTAATTGAACGCTTGTTCATTTCCTAACTGCGACAATCTGCCCCTTGAATACCCCTCTAAGCAATGCTAGATGTAATGCAAATGGAGGAAAGATTATGACTGACAAATGTCAATATGACGTGTGGACCATAAATCGTATATATGACGCTGGGATCATAATTGCTATCTATGATGTGGGAGATCATATGAATATCTTAACGCGCTGCCGCGCCGCTCTGCGTGAAGGGGGTGAGTGATGAACGCCTGCACTGATTGCGTGAACTACGAATACAACGAGGACTGCGACGATCATTACATAACCGCGAGTTGGGTTGAGTGTAAGGCGCGCCCCGCCTTGGCTAACCTCAAGCAGTTTCCTTTCAAGCAGACCAAATGCAACAGCTTTATTTTGCGCCGACCGAAGGAGACCCACAATGACTGACACAACCCAAACCGAACTAGTTCCGTGCCCGTTTTGTGGGGGCAAATTGTTAGTTGTCCGCTTTGACGAGACGTGTTGCCCCGTGGAGCATGAAGCTTATGCGCATTGCGTTGATTGCGATGCGACTGGGCCAGTCGCTTACGGCCATGACACACAAATGGAGGCCCAAGCCGCAGCCATCACCGCATGGAACACCCGCCAGCCCACCGGAATAGCCGAAGATCTGCACCTGATGAAGACCGCAGGGATTGTTGAGGTTGCCGTTCGAAACCCCAGTGTCGCGGAATATATGGAGCATTGGGAAGGCCGAGCGATAAAGGCCGAGGCAGAGCGCGGAGTAGCCGCAGCGGCAGCGCTGCAAATGGCGGCGGAAGCATACCGCAAAACATTACCACAGACGGGAAGCACACAAACACCACGTGGGGTTCAGGTGATCCGCAACCTCATCGACCCTGACGCCCCGTCAATCCTAGCAGAACGGGAACGGGCCGCGAAGGTGGAAGGGGTGCGAGAGGTTGCCGCCCTTGTGGATGCCCACACCGTTAAGGGCGCACAGGGTCATTACGTTCTAGATTACGACGAGTTCCGCAGGGCGTTTGAGCGCATCGCCGCAACCGAGGGGGAGGTGTGATGGGCTGGCAACCGATAGAGACCGCGCCGAAGGATCACTCGCGTATTCTTCTTTACGTGCCGCCTTATGGGGTATCGACTGGGCATTTTGATTGCGTATGGGACTGCGGAACACACCGCTGGATAATGCATTCTGTTCTAAACAAATCCGCCCACCCAACCCACTGGATGCCACTACCCACCCCACCAACAGACGAAAAGGAGTGAGAGGGATGAATATTCTTAAAAAACTAAAATCGCTAGACCTATTCAACACGCAGAAAGTTGCTCAGCTAGAAAAGGAGCTATCCAATGCCTTAATGCGAACGCACTTCGATCAGGTAGCAACGAACTTCACGCTAACCCGCCTACCTGCCGATGTCTACGGGCAGATCGTGGAGGATATGAAGCCTTACGTCGTCCCTGAATTTCATAAATACTTGGAGGCAGTCACTCGGGAAGTTGATCGCCGATCTCCCTACGCTTTTGTGGCTGCCGCGCAATACGTCACTGCCGACGTAGTACGTCTGCGGGTCGAACTGCCAAGCGTCACCACTCACGTTGACATATCAGGAGACTTTTTCCGATGACCAATGACAAAAGCGAAGCGCCGGAGCGGAACCCTGACAAGATTGATGAACTACGTTTTAAGGCGTTTAAAACGAACGACCGAGAAGATGTGGAGCGTTATTATAAGGCCGCTTCAGCGTATTTTCAGGATCGCCACATTCGGGCAATGGAAAGAGAAAGCGCCGACCTAGCCCAGCCTATGTGCGCAGCGGTGAAGCCGTTGGTTTTTGAGGTGTTTGACAAGTGGACATGCTGGGCTGAAACCGGAATGGGAAATTATAGCATTCGAACTAGGGATGACGGCGCGGTAATTTTGGAATTTCGCGGTGAAACTATTCGATATTTTGATGAGGATAATAAAGATTGGGGTGGGTGGCCGTCCATTGAGGCAGCGCAGCGAGGGGCCAACAATCACTACACCCGCCGCATCAACGAGGCACTGGACATGAAGACCGTGGCGGAAGTGCGGGAAGAATGTGTTCAACGGGTGGCGGACTGGTTTGATCAATTTACAGCAGGAGAAGTGATGACCTGTGATTTCGAAGATTTAGCCCAAGCAATCCGAGAGGGAAAGACGTGATGGAATACGATGTGAAACTAGACGCCAATCGACACTTACCTCAAGCAATCATGCGGAAAGTAATGCGCGAGGGTGTAACACCTCAGACCCTTCCAGACCTGCTCATCCCGACTATTATTGCCGGTAAATCAATTGGGATGGGGTTCGAAGAATTCTGTTCAGCCGCTCAATCTGTGTGGGAGTACCTACCCACCACACCAACAGACGAAAAGGAGTGATAGGGATGACTAGTGGATACGCGCCCGCATGGAGACGATTTTTACACAATTGGGCACCGTGGCTGTTTTGGAAATGCCCTGACGGAAACTTTCATTGGCGGTGGGATAACCGCGTTTGCTACTGCCGGATGGGTGGACATTGCGGCGATTGGCACGGCGGCGTTTGGGTGGACGGTAAAGAGTATCACCCGCACAAAGAAAAAGGACCAAACCAATGACTGACAAAAGCGAAATGCCGGAGCGGATTTGGGCAACAGCCCCTTATATCGGTGAATACTTGGCTGATCCACCTGTAGGCCCAATCGACCGCATGTATCTAACCGAGTACATCCGCGCCGCCCTATCCCAGCCTATGTGCGCAGCGGTGAAGCCTTTGGAGTGGGAGCGCGAAGAAGATTGGCGGTATATTGGCAGACCACCTGTGAAACTAGGCGGCTACTGCTGTTGGGTGATGCTAAATAATGGGGAATGGCGTCATCGGGGAAGGCCAGAGCGGTACGACACCCTAGAAGCCGCCAAAGCCGCCGCCAACACCCACTACACCCGCCGCATCACCGAGGCGCTGGACATGAAGGCCGAAGCGGAAGTGCGGGTGACTGTTTGTGACGAAATTCTTGAGCACGTGCAAGACGACGACAGAGGTGTTACGATTGTTGATGCTGATATTATAGAAGCAATCAGAGAAGGGGAAGAGTGATGACGGGTAAGTTCGAACTATACGCCGACAAAGCTGGAGGGTTTCGCTTTAGGCTTAAAGCACCCAGCGGTGTTATCATTTTAGCCAGTGAGGTGTTTAAGCGAAAGTCTAGTGTAGAGAACGTTATTGAGAGTGTGCGTAAGAACTCCCAGAACCTCAGAATGTATGACTTCCGCATCCGTCTTGGCAGGATAAGCTTTAACCTCAAAGCAAAAAACGGGCAGGTTATCGGTACATCTGAAAAGTTCACAAGTGAGGAAGCACGGGATCACATGGTAGACGTGGTTAGACGTACTGCACCTGATGCAACCCTTGAGGACTTGACATGAGAAACACCGCAAACACCCCACCAATAGAAGGAGGAGAGGCGTGATGAACATTGGCAACCAGCACACCCAAGACGGGGTAACGCTGGACGGTGAAGATCAATGGCCACTGTTCTTTCTGTCGTTCGAATACGAAGGGCGCAAATATGCGCTGGACTTCTTTGCCCCAAACCAAAGCCACGCAGAGAAGATGGTGGACGCAATGAAATCCACCGCAACCTTCTCTGGAAAATTGGCGCAGCAACAACCCTAAAGCAACCCAAGGAGAGAGGTGATGATCTGCAAAAGCCACAAATGCCGTAAAGACTTCACGCCAACAAACCACCGCGCCAGGTTCTGCTCAAAGTCCTGCAAAATCTCCCATGCCGATTGGGTAAAAACACGAGGGGGCGTTATTGTAAACCTCATGCTGTCAAATCCACCGGACCTTAAAGAGCAGCTAATGGAAAAACGTGATGCCTTGCTAAAAGAATTTAACAATACCCCTTGATAATATGTTTGGGCGTGTTATATAGGGTTTAGGAGGAAAGAAATCATGAAAAACGTTGATCTAACCGTATTTGCCGAGGCTGCAGGAATCGTCGCCTTTGCTGTAGTCTGCTTCTACGCAGTTCCTATCATTGGGGGGCTGGTGTAATGTCGTATCGAACCCTGCACGCCCGCTATACAAGCGAAGAGAGTGAGATTGACGTTAAGTTTTCACAGACTTTCGTTTATGACCGCGACTTTATCGAAGCCGTTGATAGCCAAGAGATTTACGAGCTTTACATCTGCGGGGTTGAGGTTAATGAATCTAACCTGCCGGAGAATTTAGTGAAGGCGATTCACGATCTATCTGCGGGCCTTGATTGGGAATAACCGCGACAACACGCCACATAGAATCCCCTCGCATTAAAGGGTATGTGTGGGGCAAAGGAGAATGATAATGGGTAATGTTGCGAAAATAGAACATGAGGAAGTCGTTACTACAATCGATCCCATGATTAGCATGATTGAGCGAGTGGCGGTAAATCCCGACGCAAACGTAGAAACTCTAGCGCGAATGCTTGATATGAAGGCTCAAATAGACGCACAAAACGCAAAGGCTGCGTTTGACGGCGCGTTCGCTTCAGCGTCTTCGGAGTTCCCGAATATCCCGCAGAACGGGAGGAACACACATAACGGGCAAAGCTACTCAACACTAAAGGATATATTGACGGTTCGCTCTGTGCTTGCCAATTATGGCCTAGCGCTATCTTTCGGGACGGTAGAGAGCGCAGGCGGTCTAACTGTAACCGCAAAACTTTCGCACATATCTGGTCATACTGAGGTTAACAGTATAACCTTGCCGCTTGATGACGGCCCTGGGCGCAATAAAGTGCAATCAATCGGCTCTTCGCAGACATACGGTCAACGCTACACAGCGCAAGCTATTCTAGGCTTATCTCTTGGGGAAGATGTGGAGGATGATGGTAGAGGTACTGGTAAAATTCAGGAAGAGCCACCACGGAAGAAAGGGCCAACATGGGCGCAAACCATTACTCAGGATTTACCAGAAAACGCAAGCCCTAGAGATAATGCAGAGGCCATAGCAATAGCACTATGCAATCAATGGAAGCGCATGAAGGGCGTTAAGCAGTTATTCCTTGAGTGGGATAGGCGCGTTGAACTTATCGAAGGTCTTGAAAGCAAACATCCAGACTTGCACGAACAAGTAATTGATGGATACGAAATCCGAATGAACGAATTGCAGGAGAAGTAAATGGCGGGATCGGTCAACAAAGTAATCATCATTGGCAACTTAGGGCGAGACCCAGAGGTGCGGAGCTTCCAGAATGGCGGCAAGGTGTGTAACCTTCGCGTTGCTTGCTCTGAAACATGGAAGGACAAGAGCACAGGTGAGAAAAAGGAGCGCACGGAATGGGTAAGCGTTGCCATCTTCTCAGATGGGCTTGTACGCGTTGCTGAACAGTATCTGCGAAAGGGTTCCAAGGTTTACATCGAAGGCAAATTGCAAACCCGCAAATGGCAGGACCAATCCGGCGCGGACCGATACAGCACAGAAGTAGTCTTGCAGGGCTTTGACGCCACGCTGATTATGCTTGATGGTCGTGGCGGTGACTCTGGCGGTCATGGTGGATATAGCCAAGATCAACAAAACCCACCATCCCGCGACCTAGATGATGAAATTCCGTTTTAGATCAAGGGGTTAACGTGACCAAAGCTGAAATCATAAACACCTATAACGAGGTGGTCGAAGAGTGGGGCAAGCTTTTCGGTGATGTGGACTATAAGGAGGCGGCTATTTTCACTGCCGACTCCTTGGGGGTTCCGTATCAGGTGGTTAAAGAAGCCATTATTGAGGGCAGCGTTAAGTTCTTGGGGGCAGGGTAGTGCCAAGGCGAGTCTGCAAATCACGCGATGACCTGCTAATGTGGTGTCGATACCTTGAGGGGATTAACGCAGATTTTCCCCTCACGGTATCCTGGACAAAGGGCGCTGATAGATCAAAAGATCAAAACGCTTTGGCGTTCAAGTGGTACAGGGAAATAGCCGACCAAATGGGTGACCGTGAGCCGCACGAAGTACGCTCTCACTGCAAGCTAAATCACGGCGTTAAAATGCTTGTGACAGAAGACGAAGAATTTAGGGCTAAGTGGTACGCAATGATCAAGGACCGCTTTAGCTATGAGGAAAAATTAGCGCTTATGGTTGAGCCGTTTGATATGCCAGTTACAAGGCTGATGAAGGTTAAACAGATGTCGCGCTTCCTTGATGCAATTTACAATGAGTTTAGCACTCTGGGGGTTAGGCTAACTTTACCGGAGGTAATATGATGGACTGGCAACCGATAGAGACCGCGCCGAAGGATGGGACAAGAGTTCTTCTATACTGCGCGAAAGCAAGCACCCAGACGAAGTGGCGACAGGGAATGCAGGCGGTAGATTACTGGCGCACACGTGAAAACGCCGGTTTTGAGGGGTGGGGAAAGTTTAATAAGTCTCACTTCCCAGCAACCCACTGGATGCCACTACCCGAACCACCAGAATGAAGAGAACACCGCTTAAACGAGGGGGCAAGCCCATGCGTAAGGTCTCGAAAAAGAAGGCCGCGCATAGGGCGTCTAAAGCGGGGAAGGATGGCCTAGACTACATGTTGGCGGTTAAGCAGCTTCCCTGTTGCATATGCGGCGCTCCGCCGCCCTCTGAGGCACATCACACAATATGCAGCCGCTTCGGGTCTAGGAAAACATCAGACTTTAACACCATTCCGCTCTGCGCTTATCATCACAGAGTAGGCCCAGACGCAATCCATAACGGAAAAGAATCATGGGTTGAAAAGTACGGCCCAGATACCGACTATATCGAACGAACAAGAAAGCTAGTAGAGGAACACTATGACAGATTCATATAGAGTAATTGCAGACGAATTGCGCCAGTTTATTGAGCGCTACGAGCGCCTGGAGTTGGATAAGACCGACATTGCCAGCGCTCAGAAAGAGGTGTTGGGAGAGGCCAAATCACGCGGCTATGACGTTCCCACGATAAAGAAGATTATTGCAGAGCGCAAAAAGGCCGCCGATAAACGCGCAGAAGAGGCAGCAGTGTTTGAAATGTATGCCGAGGCTATAGGACTGTGACATCCTGCCACATTGCAAATATTCCACTGGATAGTAGGTTTGCTATATAGGAGGAAACATCATGGCATTAGAGGAATACACACCACCACTTGAGGAGCGTATCAAGGACAGTCTTGCGGATAGGGTAATGTTAAACATTGCCAAAGACGCTTGGTCTGTCATTCCGCACACATCGGCGCGTTCGCGTAAAGGGTGCGATGCGCCTGCCGTTCGAGTGGCTGAGAAAATGCATCAGTTGGAAATGATCGGCTTGATTGGGTTGCGCCTTTCCCAGCAAGGGCAAATCAAGGAGGCGTGGTTAACAGATCGCGGCTGGCAAGAGGTGGGCGATAAGCCTATTTGGATATGAGATACTTTCTTGGCATAGCGTTTATTGCTACACTATGGTCAGCAGTTTGGATGGCGTGCATTCTAAAGCTGTTTGAGATTTGGGGGATGATGTGATCGTAACAGTTAAAACAGGCCCACACAGCCAAGCCCAAGGCCCCATTGTAGGCGAAACCATTACCCTATATGGTAGGCAAGAGGGGATTGACGGGTGGAAGTGGCGCACAACGAGAATGTGGGCCGATACTCATGAGGTAACGATTCCAAAAGAATGGATTAAGGAAATTGACGAGCGAAATTAAGCTTCCATGGCCCCCTAAGTGCCTACACCCAAACAGCCGCAAGGATCGACGTTATTCAGGGGCTGAGCGAAGGGCGTATAAAGAGGCATGGTGGGCGCTCACAAAGGCCAGAAGGGACCGTAAGCGCACAAACCACCTACACATGCGGTTTTGCCCGCCAGACGGGCGGAAAAGAGACCTAGACAACATGCTAGGGGCTGTGAAGTACGGAATTGACGGATTAGCTAACGCTCTAGGCGTTGATGATTATCATTTTAGCTTTACCATCGTGCGGGATGAGCCGGAAAGGCCGGATGGCGCGGTTTATGTTTCGTTCTTAGATGAAGAACATAGCGACGCAGAATCCCGCCTTAAACTAGCCATCAACCTGCTCACATACGCCAGAGCAAACGTCCCTGCTGATAGTGAGTGCCATGATGCGCTGAGGGGGTTTCTAGATCAGTACGCCGATATTTATCTTGAATCGGATAGCGTACAGGCATTAGAAAAAGAATAGGGCCGACTTTCCTCCTCCACGGCCCTTAGCCCGACGTAGTTGATTAAGTTCCTGCGTCGGGCGCTTTATTTCCCACCATCAGCAGCTTCTAAAATATCAAAGAGAAACGCCCACGCTTGAGGCTCTCTGAAGGTAATCCCATCAACCTCAATTTGCGTCTTACCTTTCAGTAGCTGGGCAAGGATAAGCATAGCCACTGAAAGCTGTTCTTTCTTCTGGCTATACTCTTTGCGTGGCTTTCCGCCGTCGTATACTGTGACGGTTTCGAATTGTCTGCCGAAGTGGATCAATGGATTCCCACCGTATTTCTAACAACCTCACCGCGCTCCCTGTGTACCGTAATGGCCTTCATGGTTTGGCGTGCGATATAGCCGGAACCCGCAGCGTGGGCGTCCTTAGCCGCAATTGTTCTGTGACTCTCCCAGCTTACCCCGCCAATCTCTTTGCCGCTATCGTGGTGAATGTGGCCAGTGTCAAGGTAACGCCAATGAGTGCGCCCCCATAGCTCTGAATAGGCATCTGCGATCTGAAACACTAAACGCTCCGGCTTTGTTTTATCGCCGTGGTGCAGGCAGAGAAGGTTGCGGCCGAACTGTCTGGCGTAGAGTTTCGCGGGGTTCCAGATAATACTAACAGCCGGATCATTTTCGTATCGCATCATTAGGGCGATGGTTAGCCAATGGTTTTGGTCTGGATCGTGATTCCCGTTTACAGCCACATACTTTACCCTGCGGTGTTTTTTCTTGGCCGCTTCGATGCAGTAAATGAATGCCTTGGTTGTCTCTATGGCAATCTTAGCAAATCGCCCATCCATATCTAGGATATGTCCATGCCCTGGCGTCATGTTTTTCTGATCGTTTGCGTGGAATGCGTCACCTAAGTTGCAAATAAGCCCCGTATCTGATGATGGGGCGGATTGTACTAGCATATCCATGCTGCTATGAAGTCGATCAGCGGCAATCTTTAAGTCATAGTCTGCGCCACTTTCCTTCGCCCACGCCATCATGCCGAAATGCAAATCAGTTAGCAGGTAGCGCGTTAGAAGGTCTGTATCTACTAAAGGCTCTTTTTTGCGCGGGGTTGATTTTTCAACGTCCCCAAAAGCCTCTTTGACCTGATCAACGTATTCCTCAAAGGTTTGTCGCGTGGCGTCCTCTTTGGGGAGTTGCCAATAAACATTGCCGATCTTTTCGCCATTTTCGTCAAATTCGGTTCGCCATCCTGAGTGGCCCACCAACGCGTCAAGACCGGTGTTGTTTAGTGAAGATTGCACACCGGACGGAACGTCATTCCACTTTTGGGCGCGCTTGATTAGCGCTGAGACGGTCGATCTAGCCTTGCCAAGTCGATCCGCAACAGCCTGTTTCGTGCCAAGCTCTTGGAATAAATCCCAAGCCTCTTGCTGATCCGGTGTAATGCCCATTATTCCCTCCGCTTTACATGCTCTGAATAAATCTTGCCCGAGTCTAGGCCGCGCTGCTTATCGGCCTCCATATAGCCTAGAATAAGGTTGTGTTGCTCTTCGATAACGTCGGTTAGGGTTTCAATTAGCCGTTCCCGCTCTTTCAATGTGTCGTTGAGGATGTGAACGTGTCTCGCGTCTCCCTCTAGTGACACGCAAAACTCCCTAAACTCATCGCAACTTTTTAGAACGCGGTCAACAGGTAGGCCTTTGCGCATTCTTCGGATAAACTCTTTTGCGTTCATTCTTCGCCCTCCGGTGGGGTGGTTAGTGACATCCAGTGGGTGGGGTTTTCGTACCCCTCCCGCCACGCACCATCCCAGTAGCAGAACTCCCAGCCTTTCCATGAGTTTTCATTCCAAAAGGCGACAACGGGGCGCTTAACGTCAACTTTGTCATCACCCATCGGCTCTTCGGTGGTTTTACCGCCACCAAGAATCACCCAAGTCCCATCCTTCGGCGCGGTCTCTATCGGTTGCCAGTCCATCATGAGCAAATCGCCTCGTAGGTTTCGTTATGAACCACTACATCACGTAGGTGCTTGCGGTCGTTTTCCAGAAGATAATCAACCACGCGCTCGCCATCAAAAAGCATAGGCGAAGAAATAAGGCAATAATTACTTGTCGGAGGTTTTGCGCACCCAGCGGTTAGCAGAGTCGCGCAGATCGTCATCGCCCCGAGCGTCAACGCTCTCGCGGGCTTTTTTTGCAATGTAGACATCATCAAGAATCTCCTCGTTCATGTCGTTTTCAACGGCCTCTCGGCCTCTGCGGTTGCCCATAACATAGCCAACCACCCCCAAGATAGGCAAGAGGATGGCTAGAAAGGCAATTGCGCTTGTTTTGATTTTGGACCAAATAGAGAACATTAGTAATCCCACAGAAGAGCGGTGAAGGCCAAGCCGAGAATAACGGCCATGATAATCCAGATAATGCTAGGCATTGCTTAACCATCCGATAACAAGCGTAGAAACGCAAAGGAATATGACATATTTATGCTTTACCTGAAGGCGGTTATACCATGTGGTAAATTGTCTCACCCATTCCATTCTTTTACCTTATCTTTAGAGATAAGAATGAACGCCAGAGCAACAACGACGATTCCGCCAACCAATAGAAGCTGGGCGTTTTCCCCCAAGCTATCTGCAAATCGGCTTAGAAGCGTTGCGCCTGTTCCGGTCAAGCCAACCCCAACATTACGAAGCGTCTTAGATTGCGTCTTGCTGCGCTCTGGGTCTGCTTGGGGTGTGACCTCTGCAGCGGTATCAGTGAGAAATAGGACTTTCTCAGCGGCCCGCCTGCGGACCAAACCATTAAGCTTCTTGCCGCCCGCCTTGTTAAACCATGTTAGGGCTTCAGCGGCCCCCACAATGTCCCGAGCGTTGAAGCGCTTAAGGCATGTGGACTTAGCAAAAGCGCCGACCCCGATGTTGTAGGCTAGGGAAGTCATCGCGCCAAATTGGTTTTCGGTGGGGGTATATTCGCAATACTTCAGGACATCGTCGCCGTATCGCTGTAGGCCCTCGCGCAACATATCCTCCGCCATGCCTTCGGTCCACACATCACCCTCTTTAACTCCAGGCCCAAAGCTTGCACGCTCAGAGTAACCATAGCCTATCGTCCAGACCCCAATTGGATCACGGTAGGCTTTTAGCTCTAACCCCTCGAACTGCTTAACAAGGTCAATTGTTGCTCTGTTGATTTTCACGTTAGACATAAATCACCTCTTTCGCCCAACCTATAAGGAATAATGAGGAAAATCTACCCCTGACGGGTGAGGAGCGTCTTAATGTCGCTTTGCAATTCCTTGAATTGGTCGTTCATGTTATCCTCTAAGCGATCAAGACGCTGATCAACGCGCCCCTCGCTATCACGAATTTGCCCCTCGAGACGCGCAATCTCTGCCTTTCGGTCCTCCTTCTCGGACTCAATATCTTTTGAGTTGGTTCTGGCCCGCCATCTAAGCTCACCATAACCAATAGCAGCGCCAATAATAGCGCTGATACTAAGCCCCCATTCCCTTAGGAGTTGTTCCGGCATAACCATTAGCCCTTATGCGTGGTCTACGTAGACCGTTGTAGGTTCTGCGCTACAAGGCTTTGCCCAGACGCGATCAGCGCCGGAGAGGTTGGTTAGGTCTCCGATTGCAGCGTCAAGCTCACCCGTAAGCTCTGGATAGTGCATCCCATTCTCTTCGGTTGGTGTTGTTGTATCGGCTGTGAACCGAATGAACGCCTGACCGCGTAGAACCTGAAAAGTGATGGACGTCGCGTCAGCATTGGTTAGCTGCGTCCATTCACCATCGGTTAGGTTAATTGATTGTTGATCTTGTGCCATAGTTTGCCTCTTTTGTTACCTTAGCTCTGCCCAAATGTCGATTGATCCGCCATTCATCCTGTAGTAGTGATTATCTGGGACGATTACCTGCCCGCCGTTCTGGTAGGCACCAGCAAGACCAGTTCGGCAAACATCAATCCAAGTTGCGTTATCAGTGCTAACCTGAATTTCTCTCACAGCGCTAGATGTAGCAACGTGGATTGATACAACAATAGGCTTTCCTGTGGTGTTTTGGTAGCTTGTGCTTACGGCTCTTGAGCCGCTTACGTCCTGCCATGTTTGACCAACGCCCAAATCCTGATTGTCAGTATATGCTTTAATGCTCTGCTGCGTGGCTAGCTTGGTTGCGCTGTCTGAGGACATATCATCCTCGTCCAGAACCTCGTAACCATCAACCAAATCGCCGTCACTATTCCATTTGGCGGTGTAATTGTTTGTGCCAGCCGTTCCGGTAACGATAGAAGCATCAGAGCCGCTAAATGCACGCCCCCTCGCCCCGTCAGTGTAGAACGTAGAGCCATCGCAAACAATGCGGGCTGTTGACCCGTCATTAATCGTTAGCGTAGACGCCCCGTCAATAGTTTCTGAGCCATCAGGGTCAACAGTAACATCGCCGCCGTCCGCGATGACATGAATAAACCAACCATCGGTCAGTGTCGCTGCTGCGGTTAGATCAAGAGTCAAAGCCGCCGTGCATCGGATTGTCTTAGAGCGATCCCCTAGAAGGGCGGTATAGCCGGCGGACTTGGCTAGAACCTTACCGTCAACCTCTAGGTTATCCCGAGCCGCTGTGGCGGTAGTCGCGCCCGTGCCACCCGCAACAACAGGGCGAGCGGTGTTCATATCCGTCTGTAGGTCTTCGAAAGGTCCGTTATGCTGTGTGGCTTCGATTGTCTGCCCAGTGGTGGCTAGGTAGCCTGCTGGGAGAGTATATGTGCCTGATCCGTCGCGCGACATATTAACGCACCCCTTTTATTTGGTTGCATGATGTATATATTAAGGTCATGACAGAAGTAATAATCATTGCTGCGGTCCTCCTGCTTGCTGTGCTAGCAGCGTTGAAATCGCCTGAATCCTAGACGGGCTTGCCTGCGAGGTCTGCTTGACGCCGCCCGACCTGATTAGGCGCTGCAATTCACGCACAAGTCTATCATCCATGACGCCGCCCGCCGTTTTTGCTGCTTGTCCAGCAATCATGGGGGCCAATAGCCACGGTTGATCCAGCGCCATAGCGCCCGCAAGCTGGCCTAATCCCGCCGTAGCCTGTAGGTTTCCAGTTGTGGGGGCGAACCTAGACGCTATACGCATGGCGTTTCTTGGCGTATTCCCCTTAACAATATCATTCATTGCGCTAACTTCGTCAGGCGTAAAGCCTTTGAGGAGTTTATCGTTGTTCAGTATTGAATCGACCCGCTGCCTCACTGTGTTCATAATATTTCCGCCAGTACCTGAGCGGCTAGCCTGACGCTCAGCGCGATCAAGGTTGCGCTCTAGAAGCTCTGATTTTTTAATCTTCTGCGTGCTAGAACGACCTTCACGCAAAGCAGCCACAACGTCTGAGATGTCATCAGAGGCCCCGCCAGCAAGTGATTTCGCAGAGAGTCCGCTCATATACGAGTCAACCTCCCCTTGAAGCATCTTACCAATCCTAGCCTCCGCAGAATCCGCAGACGCCGCAACATTATCGCGAATAAATCTGCGAATATCCTCTAGGTCAGCAATTGATAAATCGCCCTCTTTAAGCCAATTGCGCACCTCCTCAACGGCACCAGAGGCTTTCGGGTGTAGTCTGTCAGACATTCTTACCTTAGCGGCCACCCCATCGAGTTGCGACATTAGGTCTTGAGCCGCATCCTGCCGAACTACAACAGGGGAGCTATCAACAACGCCATAAGCTTGCGATTGCGTCCTGCGAAGGTCGTCCATTGATGGCGCGTCTGGGCGTATTCTTGGGGATGCCAGCCCGCCCGCAGTAAGGCCACCCGCCAAAGCCCCCGCGACTTCGGCAATTGCGCTATCCGGCGCAACCTCCTGCGCTAGAGCCGCACCAGCGCCCGCGCCAACATCTGAAGCAACATCAGCGGCCGCAACCTTCGGAAACATTTGAATGGCCTGGGTTCCAAGTTCACCAATATATCCAGGCGCTCTCGCCATCGCGGCTGGTGCAGCAGCAATCAAAGGAGCGCCCGCGCCAACCTCTTCGCCAATACGCCGCGCAAATCGCTGTGGACCTGTTTGTGGCGGTGCGTCGCTGATGAATGGGGATAGCACGCCCTCAAGTGACTTGGATCCGCCGATTGGGTCTGTAATCTCTGGGACATCAAATCCAGTGACCTTTTCAACTCCCCTACCCAAAAGGTTAACGCCAGAAGTCATTAGATCAACGGGAGCGCCGAAGGTTCTAGCTAGGCCGATATTGGTGCCAGTTCCGAGCTGGTCTAAGACGGAGGTTTGGGGCGGTGTTGATTGGGGCGCCGAATCACGCCGAGTTAGCGCAATCTGAGCCACCCTCTTAGCATCTTCAACCCTACCTGCTGCGTGCAATTCTCTGGATTGCAACATTAACTCTTCATACGTCGCTGCCATTATTCAAGGCCCAACTGTTTTAGAAAATCTTCATCGCTAACCTGACGCTTGGGGACTAATTGATCTATATCAATATTAGCGGCTGTCAATTTTGGCTCAACAAGGTTTGTCATCATGCCGCGAACATGATCAAGATTTCCCAATAGGCGCTCCTCAACAACAGGGCCACCAAAGAACTCAACAACATGTGACGACACTTTTGCGGGGTCGATTAGAATCTGGTTCATAAGGTCCAAGTCTGGCCCGTTCAAAACACCCAGGTTAAAAAGCTCCTTCATTTGCATCTGAAGATTGCGATGGGCGGTTGATAGCCTATCCTTGCGCTCGTCAGGGAATATCGGAACGTCGCCAGACTGCAAATCGGACTTATAGGCGTCCATGTTCTTCATCAGTGTCCGGTAAGAGAACGCCGCGTCCTGAATGCCCTTCTCCTGACTTGAGCTAAAATCATCCGGCCCAATACCCGCAAGGTCTGCAACTCGCTTGGGCTGCTCCGCTGGCTGTGGCGGCATGAGATCCTGCGGCATTGGCCCGCTAAACTGAGGAAGCGCGGCGGGCTGCATACGGCGCTCCTCGCGACGTGGGCGCAGAGCGTCACCCACCGCAGACAATCCATCGCCAACTTGCTGACGACTGTTTAAACTTTGTGCGATATTATTATAAAGTGCCATATTAGACTCCCAATCCAAACAAACCACCAAGAGACGAAAGTAACCCTTGGCGCTGCTTCATTTGCTGGTCATATACGTCAACCTGTCGATTATAATTATCCCCAATCAACCCACCAACATCAACGGTAGGGACGCGCGAAGGCTGAGAGAACCCAAAGTTAGGCGCTGCTCCCGATTGCGCTCCGAGTAGCGCTGAAATCTGCTGAATAGGTGCCATTTGCTCATTAATGGCCTGACCGCGCCCCGTAAGTAGAAGCTGGTTATATGCGTCATTCTGGCGTTGATTAAACGCGCCCTGCTCCGCTTCCCATGCTGCCGAACCTGGCTGCAACCCGCGATCTGCAAGGCTCTGAGTGAGGCGGTTACGCTCCTGCTCTAGGATTGGGTCAAGGCGTTGGCGACCCATATCCATTAGGCGCTGGTCAACATCGCCACCCTGCCCAAGACCGCCCACAAGGTCGCCAATATGCCCTGTGATGCCCTGAAGCTCTGGCGCTAACTCCATATTAGCCGAGAATTGTGGAATGTCGTATGTCTGCCCTGTGTAGGGATCCGTAATGGTTTGCATTCCGGTTTGATCGTAAGACACGGAACCCATAGGGCCTGTCTGCCCCGTTTGCCCCATAAGGGTGTTGGCAATGGCAGTGGAAATATTAGTTCCAGTTGCCGCCGCTGCGGTTTCTTGTGGGTCTGGTGGTGTAGGGGCTTGTGGCTTACCCATGACGTACTCTCTCTGTTACAGATTACTAGAGTGCGCCATGCAGCCAGCATGTGTCACTGTAGCAATATTATTACCGTTTTTCAAGAAGGCCTTAGTAAAGCGGCCACCCCGCCAAGATTCTTCTCTCAAAACGCAAATCATCTCCGCCTCTTCCCTGCCACGAAGTCGCGGGACTCTTGTTATCTCATACCCATAGGCCCGCGCAATGCGTAACATACGGTCATTATTTTCAGACACTTGAAGCACAATTGCCTGACATCCAATCTCAAACGGGTAGGCGTGCATCCTATAAAGCGTCTCTTTGTCCAACCACGGCCCGTCAGCCGCTGCTGACATGCAGATAGTTCCGTTCTCCGGCGCCCAATCGTGATAGACAACAGCCGCTATGAGTTTTGGCTTGTATATACCTAGAGAAACCGTGTTGATTACATCCCACCCCCTATCGTAGCCTAGCTTTTTCTGTAGAAATTCACAGTGTAGCTTGTGAAGCTGCGAGTCGGATGGTGAAAAGTGTATCAAATTATTCCGCCTTCCTGATAGACTAAATCCATTGATATAAGCTCTAAGTCCGGTTCCGTTGACCTATTGGACGGAATCCGAACCGCTGGAGCTAAAGCCGTGCCGATAGAGGTCACGCCCTGCCACTCAGAAACAGAAACCTTAGTGCTAGAACCTGCCCAAACATCAGCACCCCAAACGGCAGTACCCCAAACAGCGTCAGTTTCGGTAGCATTCGGCACAACGGTTGGGATGTTGTCTGGGGTTTCGTAATCAGCAAAGCACGCAATCCCCATATTGTATGAAGAAGACGCGCGTCCCCTAAATCTAGCGTGAACGGCCATTTTCTGATTAAGCGTCGTTTCTGCGTATTTAGGTTGCCAAATGCCCGCATATTCTGCGGTCTGGTCTGACCCCGTATCCTCCGCCTGCCAAATAGTTGCATCTTCTTGGCCGAAATACAGTGTATCATTGTAAATGGTGCTACATTGCACATCCCACCCCGTAAAGCGACACCATGCACCCGTCCGAGCGTTAGCCACAAAACAAGCATCTGTACCGGCAACCGCGTTAGGCGCTCCAATCATTAGCATTGACTGGGAATGCCAAAGCGTCACAGTAAAGGGAAACGATGCTGACCTATTGGTGATAGCATCTCTCCATGCGTCCTCAATTGGGTATGTGATAGCAACCGCCTGTAAAGCGGCCTTATCCTTGCGAAGCGCCTCTGAAAGCGGAATAATCCCGTCTTCTGTGAGAATGGCTAGATCGCCGCCCGCCTTAAAGTGTGCATTCTTTCCTAGCGGCACGCCAATGCGATAAACGCCCTGAAGCGCGAAGTTAGAACCAGGATCAGACCCCGTATAAACCGCAATTTCACCCTCAGTCGTTACAAATACGCAAACATCATCTAAGCCCTCGCCACTATCAAGCGACCATGTAGCCCCAAACAGAAGGCTGCCGCCAAGAGAGAATATACCACGCAACGGGAACTCAGTTGCTGCGCCGGAAATGGCGCTAGAGGCTAGATACCACGCGGACTGTGTGTCCTTTTCAATGAAAAAGAGCCGGTCCTTAAATGCCCACGTATGGGAAAGGGTCGATGATGTCACGCCCGTAATGCTCGGGGTGGACCATGAAGACCCGTCGTAATTCCGAACACTATCAGCACCATTGGCTAGAACAAGGTAATCACCGCCCGAATTAGAGAACGGAACCACTGTCCAATCACCGTTGCTAAGGGATGAAACCGCCGCCGATGGGGATACATCAACATCAGCCGGAGATGTGATTTCGTAAATATCAGACGCAGACGCTGCAAACAGCTTTTCAGCGCTGCCCGCCTTATAGCTGAATATAGACTTGCAAGCAGCAGCGATTGTGGCTTGCTTGGAGCGCCCCTTGCGAAGCCTTGCCCCTTGTGCTGTCGGAAAGATGTTATCAAGCACCTCTGCCCCGCCTGCGGTGGCCTGAGCTAGTGCCTCGTTCTTAATCCACCCCTTTACGGGCGCGGTATACTTAGCAATGCTGCTCTTGGGACGTTTAGCGGTAAGGCGGTTAAAATACATAACGCCTCCTTAAGACGATGGGATAACATCAGGTACAGGGTGACGCATAGGGTGGCGGTAGTCGCCATTGCTACCAAAGATAATGCGCTGCGGTCCGCGCTGCCTGTTTGCCTGCGTAGCAATCCAAGCTTCATATTCTGCGTAGATGTCCTCAAACTGCAACCCCTTACGCTTACGGAAGCGCCAGATAGTGCCAAGCTCTAGGATTCTGCGGGGGTATAGCACAACGTCTCCAGCATCAGTGAAGGTGTTACCCTCAGCGCCGGCCGACGTGGCTTTCCATACGTTAGAAATGTAAGAAACGGTCACTGTGGAGCCGCTTTCCAGTGTTGGATAAAAGGAAATGGTGAAATTGCCCTCATATCCTTCAATTTTGTAAAATCGAGCGCCGCCGCCCGTTCCAATCTCGTTGATGTGGGTCCACTCGCCATCCGACGCCACAGGAATACCCCTGCGCCGCGTTGTTCCGGTCTCATACACAGCATCATCTGTGTTGGCTAATCGGACAAAGTTAGAAGGTAGGGAATGGGACACTGTAGCCCCATCACCCGTAATTGTCGTTTGCTTACCAATTGGCGAAGACCAATCAATACGCTTCTGAAGCTCGTCAACGGTTTCAAGCAGGAAGTCGTCCCGCAACTCCACAGCCGCCGTGGCGGTAGCTGTAAGCCACGAAGAAGGCTCGTTAACGCTGCATTGACGTGCAGCCCGCTTTAAAACATTGACAACGGTAGTCATTACGCAGCCTCAGCTTTCTTTGGGCGTCCTCGCTTAGGCATTGATGCCTCTTGCAACTCCGCGATAACGGCAAGCGCCGCTTCTAGCTTCTCGTTAGTTTCCGCTAGTTGCTCTGCCATCTCGTTAGCGCCCTTGCCGCCTACATACAAGTTGGCCTGCTCACGCAAGCGGCGAACGTCAGGAAGCTTAACGCGCCCCATTGCTGCGTCGGTGATGGTTGAAAGCTCCTCTACGGTGCGAATGCCCGCTTTCTTAAGCTCACGAGCCTGTGAGTCGTTTACGCCAGCCCATGCGGCCAATGCGGTGCCTTCCTCTGGGATTTCCTCACCCTTAAGCCATGCATTGTAATGCGGGCCAACAACTGACCACATAGCCTCCAAATGAAAGCGACGGTCACCTGCATTAGGGGCTTTTGAGCCGCCATCGACCTCTTTTAGGTTTTTGGGGTCAATATGATCTACGCGGTGCCACGTCTGAGACGTTTGAACCGAATGGGCGGGGGCAATCAAAACCCAATCAAGGGGCTTATCTTTGCGGAATGTACGAGAAAATTCTAGAACGCGAATGTCCATTGTGGAGTCCGTTTGTTAGATATGGGGGAAGGGGGCCATTACAGCCCCCTAAGTTCTTTTATGTTCTACTTAGAACGGGAAGTCACAGATAACTTCTTTATCCGAGATGTCGCCTGCATATGCGCAAACGTGGTCGGTAACATCCGCCGAAACGTCAAGCGTACCATCCGCCGAACCCGTTGGGGTCAGTGGATCGCCATCAGAACCTGCGGTCAGAGCGAGAGCCAGGGTTGCTGGGCCTTTGATCTGAATCCAACCGTATTCGTCATCAGACATAGCCGCCATAAGAACGCCTGCGCCGATTTCAACGCTGTCTGAAAGGTCCGAAGACACTTGGCTGTTTTTGTAGCCATCAAGGGTGTAGTAGTAAGCGACCTCGCTAGCAACACCATCGGTTGCTGCGGTGCCTTCTTTGTACTGCACGAACTTGTAGACTTTGCCGCCTTTACCCCAAAACACGTCACCAAGGGCAGGAGTATTGCCATCGGTTAGCGCTGTGTAAACAGCAGTGAGATTTGCACCTGAAAGTAAGCTCATTGTTTTATCTCCTTACGATGCGTCGATCAGCACGCCTTGCAGCGAGCGGTTTGTGCAGACCATGTTACCCATCCAGTAGATAGGAATAACAACAGCGTCTTGGTTGGTCGGACGCTTTTCTTCATCCGGTGTCCACTGCGCTTCGCGGTGCTGCGTTACGTACAGATAATCCGTATTCAAGAAATACGCTTTCTCTGCGGTGGTGCTGAAGTTGGTGTTATCGTCAAAGATAACGTCAGCGTCTTTGTACTTCAGGCTGGTGAAGCCTTCCGATGCGCTATCCTTATCTGCATAACGAGCGCGGTCCTCTACGCCACCCTCAAAGACCGAATAGAAGTCGTGAGACATTACAATCAGGTCAGGCCTATCAGCGCCGCGATTCAGTGGAAGCCATAACTTGCCCATTTCGTCCTTAAAGGTCGATTTGGTATAAGCGTCGGTGCCAGTGATTTCGCGATACTGGTTCTGCCAGAATGAGAAAGTCGTAGAGTTGATGCCGCCAACAGTACCTGTGCCCGCTGTTTGCACGAGATGCGCCAAACCGCCGATTTGGTTGGTCAAGGTACCATCTGAGTACATGTCAATCGAGAACTGGTTTGCTGCGGTTTTCATCGCAACTTTCTTACGTGCCTCAACGAGATCAATCATGCGGGCTTTTGAACCCATGTTCATGCGAATCTCACGGCCCGAAGAAGTCACGTGAAGCGCAACCTGCTGCCAGTCGAATTTAACCGATGTCAGAACGTCAGAAGCCGAAGTGTCCAGACCTTCATATCCAGAATAGCGCTGGTAAGTGCCATTCTCTGCATATTCAATCTGCTCTGCGATTTCATAGCCGCCGTCGACGGTTTTGATGTTGCCCTTTTTCTTCATGCGATTCAGAAGGGCGTTGTGGTCGCTCACGTTGTCTGTAACTTTTGACCCCCAAGCACGGTCAGTCGAAGTTACCATTTCCGTGAACACTGAAGAAGGAGTTGCCATCTATCTTTGTCCTTAGCTTGCCATCATCCTATCCCATGCTTGCCCCATCTGATCACGTTCGCTCATTGGGGTTTGCTTAGTCTGGGATGACTTTACATTTACGGATTTAGCCTTAATCGCTGCCTTGGTTCTCTTGGGGTCTGCCTTTGCCGGTGCCGCCTGTGGGGCCGGTTTTGGAGATGCCCGAAGGCCTTTAGCATCAATAGCCATGTCATAAGCTGCGCTCAATACGTCCGCATTGGAGGCATATTCGCCCAGCAGGTGCCTTGCAGCCGGAATAAGAGCGGGCATATCATTCTCTACTACTGCCCAATGCTCTCGGTCCTGTGCGAACGCCGCAACCTCTTGTTGAGTATCGCGAGCCGCTATCTGCTCTTGCACCATCGCCTCAACATTAACATTATTGTTAGGTTGATTCAATTGCTGTTTAAGTTGCGCAATCTCTTGCTGCATCTGAATGGTTTCAACGTTGGAATCTTGCGGCTGCAAGCCAAGGCGTTGATATAGTTGCTGCAATGAGCCCGTCTGCTGCGCTACCTGCAAAAGAGTGTTTACAGGGTCGCGGCGAAGGTTGGCGCGGGTGTTGGCTAGTTCGAAAACATCCTTTGCCACCTGTTCCGGTGTCATCTGTGCTAATTCTGGGAAGCTTTGAGTAGCCCGTTGGATTTCGCTAAGAATAGGGTTGAGGGCCTGCTGCTGGCGTCCCATGTTGGAAAGCTTAGCGCTCATCTCTTGGTGGGACTTGGCAATTGCTTCTCGCGCACCCTCTGGGATTTCTGCCCATACTTCTTGAACTGCGCCAGGAACATAATTAGGGGCGTGAACCTCCGCGACCTCTTCGGTCTCTTCAGCGGGTTGCTCTTGCTCCTGTACCTGCTCATTCGTGGCTTCTACCTCAACTTCTTCAACCACTTCTTCGGTAACTTCTTCTGCCACCTCTTCTGCGGTCTCTTTTGCTGTGAAGCGGCCAAGCTCGTCACGCGAACGATCTTCGGGTGTACTGTCTAGCTCGCCCATCATGCGGTCATAGGCGTCACCCATGCTCGCTTCTTCACTAACAAATTCTTCTACTTGCTGCTCGTTATCCATTATTAGCCTCTTTTTGGGGAATATGGGGTTGGTCTTTATAGCGGTCACTAACAGTTAAGCCCCGCTTCTTCGCAAATTTTTCGTTTCTTATTTCGCCTCGCGTTGGAGAACCTAGTTCATTTGCCTCTACGCAGTTATGTTTCTTTAGGTTCGCGTTATGTTGCCCTAATGTTCTTATTTCTTTCCCCGTCACAGGGCAAGCGTAAGACTGGAATCCCATGATCTGTGGTGTTGCTGGCTTGCGTGACTTTTCGTCTTGGGAAAGCATTGGCTCGCCTGTGTCTTTATTCACTGCGATTCCGTTACGATAAACGTAGGTTGTCATTATTTACCTCCCAACTTTACGCCGTTTTTACTTAGAATGCCTAAAAGGCTGTCATCAAACACAACATAATTCCTTGAACCCTCGCCCGCCCCTCGTGAGCCTGCGTCTAGGTAGGATATGCCGGGAATGCCTGCACCTAATAATTCGTCGGTCATTCTGGATTGATCACCGCCATAATCCCACAGCCAATTCCTAACCTCAGCAACTCTCGGGACGGGAACGCCTGACGCATCTTGCGGCCTCCAGTCGCCCTCTGCTCCTCGCCATGCAGACAATGTGCGCTGACGCCTGCTCCCCTCCGGTAAATCGACCTCATCCATGCGCAGCTTTACCAAGTCCTGAAAGTCCTGCGGTGCGTCGCTTATGGGCGCATCCCAATCAAGGAAGTCTTCGGGGTTGGCGTCAATGTTGACTTCGTAGAGGTGTGAGCCGCTGCCCTGCATCCCCCGAACCTCGTCGGATACGGCGCGGTAAGCCGCGCGTGTTCCCTCGTCCAAATCAACATCACCCGCCGTCGCAAGCAATTCGTCAGGCGTTTGGTGTAGCATCGCAGCCTCCCAAGCCTCCATAGCGTCGTAATCACCAACAGCCTCTGCCTGCTTGTAGCGTGACAGCATAATCTCTTCTGCATCAAAGTCGCGTGGCGCGTATCCCTTCGCAACATCCGCATTCTCAGCAAAATACAACCCGTGACCGTAAGCCTGAGCGCCCTCGCCTGTGCCGATATGCTCCATGCTGAACTTATCAAAGTCATGCGGCGAACCATGCCAGACGCGGATATTCCCCGCCTCATCAGCCCAGAACCGCCCTAAGTCATCGCCAATCTGTTGCGTTGCGGGTGAACCGCCCAAAAGACCTTCCATAGTTGCCTGAGCGGGCGTCATGTACCCCTTAGCTGCCAATCCGGCAGGGGCAACGGCGATAAGCGCCTCAACAGCCGAGTTTATGGCTGCGCTTCTGCGTGCTTCTGGTGATTGGTTCGGGTCTGTTGCAACGCCAAATTGCGCCATGCTGTCTGACATGCCTTGAATCGGGTTCATCTGCGCCGCAAACTCTGCCGCTGGACGTAGGTTAGGCGGCGTTAGGTTGGTTAACATCCCGCCGATGGTGTTATCTAACCACTGCCTGCGCTGCTGCCCATTGCCAAGAAATTCGCCCAAGGTTGTCATCCCTCATACCTCCATCCTACAATCTGCGTGGCGTTAGTTCCGGTTGCTAGTATTTTGAGCGGCATAAACGCCTCAAATGTCGTATAGGGTGGAATATTCGGATAGGTGATCTGCGTGCCGTCGCGGTCCTCAACAGCCAAATCGCCACCAGACACAACAACAATTGCTGTATACTTGGGCAATTCAGTGCTATCGCTTGGTGTGATTGTTTCGTGACGAAATACAGGCTCAATCATGCGTCCGCGTCCCTTACCTCAATACCCGAAAAGCGTAACTTGATTTCCGTGTTGTTTGTGTCAGTCTCTCCAGTGAAATACAGCACCGATTGCTCCCCAACAGGGAACGGGTTGTTAGGGCTATAGGTAACGCTATCCTCGCGCTGGGTGTCCATTACGTATCTAAACACCTCATACTTAGCGTTAGATACAAAGGAGCGCACCCACCCCTTGACCGTAACAATTGGATTGCCGCCACCGCTGGTCTTCACAACATTTATAAGCAAATCTTCTGCTAAGAGCTGGTGGTCGGCTTGCGTGAAGAATATCGCCTGCTGTGTGGTTCCCTCGCCCGCTGGTATTGTGGCCTGTGTGGTGCCTG